GGTGAACAAATGCTACGTATTGCTAAGAAATACCCTGTAGTCCTAACCGTTCACGACAGCATAGCTTGTTGCGTTCCTGACGAGCAGGTGAACGAAGCGCAGCGATATGTAGAGGATTGTATGCGCTGGACACCTGATTGGGCCGAGGGACTGCCTATCAACTGCGAAAGCGGTAAAGCTAAATCATATGGGGAGTGTGAATAATGGTTAGAGGGAGGCCAGATTTTATACCTGCGACTGTGTTTAGACAATATCTATCAACCACACAGCTAAACAAATACTTTAAAGTAGATGGTATCCTAGCAGCTAGTTATGTGAGCAAATGCTTGTTACGTACCGATAGACCTATACCGTCTATCAAACCTGATAAATTATCAGCCCCTAGATATCGTCCGTTAGATGTAGTCGCTAGAGCGAGGGGCGAGGGTTTAGCTATAACACGTAGTAGTAGAGACGAGTTGGCGTTTAGCGTAGAGCAAAGCGAGTTAAAATTAGGCAAACTAAAACGAGAAATAAGTGAGTTAGAACTTAAACGCGATAGGTTAAAGCATATAGCTACTTTCGATGAACTGAGTAACAAACTAACCATGCGAGATATGCTGATAGAGGACGAGTTAGTGTCCGAGAGTAAGCCTTATGATAATTCTTGTGGTGTCTACTTCCTTATCGCCAACGATAAAGTTGTGTATGTAGGCCAATCTGTGAATGTGTATGGAAGGGTGCATACTCACAGGACTGAAGGCCATAAAAAGTTTGATGCGTATACATATATTCCCTGCAAGCGCGATCAGCTAGATGTGTTAGAGAGTTTGTACATTCACGCATTAGCCCCTACGCTTCAAGGTAGGGCAGCGTGGGGCAATTTAGCGGCCCCCTTTAGTTTTGAAAAGCTAGTAAGTTTGGGTTCCCGCGAGAAATACACAAAAGGAATTTCTATATGACTAAATACGTAGCAGTAGTGCCGTATGGTAATGAGGGTACTCAACCCTTAAACAACAATAGCTGTCCTTTGTACGAAGGCCCCCACACAATAGTTTGTGTAAGCAGTAGTGGCGACAGTATTTGCTCTGGTTTTACAGGATTTGCGAGTGATGATGTAGTAGAATGTCAAGAGATAAGCAGCGACAGGCGTTAGATATGACAAATGTTGCGCCGTGGTCTTTTAGCAAGATCAAAGCCTTTGAGCAGTGTCCAAAGCAGTTTTACCACGAGAAGATACTCAAGCAGTATCCTGTAGTTGAATCAGATGCTATGAGATACGGCACTGATTTTCACTTGGCTTGTGAAGAACATATACGGGACGGTAAGGATTTACCCGCGAAGTATTCCTACGCGCAGGGTGCGATGGATAACCTCAACGCCAAGCAAGGGCGCAAGCTATGCGAAGAAAAGCTAGGGCTGACCGCAGACCTAGAGCCGTGTGGTTTCTTTGACGATGATGTTTGGTTCCGTGGTATAGTAGACTTGGTAATAGTAGATGATGATGTAGCTTGGGTTGTAGATTACAAGACAGGTAAATCCGCTAAGTACGCAGACAAAGGACAGCTTGAACTTATGGCCCTGACTGTGTTCGCGCATTTTCCAAGCATACAGACCGTAAAGGCCGCACTTCTATTTGTTGTGTGTACGGCTATAGTAAAAGACACCTACCATAGAGCTTCCAGCTCAACATTATGGGAGAAGTGGCTCAGTAAGTATGGTAAGATGCAAAGTGCAGCCGATAACGATGTGTGGAACCCCCGAACAAGTGGGTTATGCAGACGCCACTGTGCTGTGTTAGAGTGCGTACATAACGGAAGGAATTGATATGGGATATAAGAACAAGCCCCGCCCGTACAAGAAAGAATACCAGCAGCAAAAAGCGCGTGGTGAAACTGACGAGCGTTCCGAGCGTCAACGCGCACGGCGCAAGATGGATAAAACAGGCAAGGATGCCAACAAAAACGGCAAAGCCGACAAGCGCGAGGGCAAGGATATCGCCCACAAGAAGGCATTAAGTAAAGGTGGCAAGAATAAGGACGGGGTAACTGTCCAAAGCCGTAAAAAGAACCGAGCCGCAGGGGGTGCTATGAGTAGCCCTAAAAGAAGAAAGTCCTAGGACGCGTCCTAGTAGGAGAACAACATGCAAATACTACAGGATAAGGCTCTGGTAATACCAGTAGTCCACCCAAAACAGATCACTTCTGTAATACCCAAAAGCAAAGAGTTAAAGGGTGACGAAGTTATAGTACATTGGGGTATAGACGAGGTACATACGCTACGTAGTGTAGGTATAAAAGCACCGTCTCCGATCAGTAGACGCTACAAATGGACAGGCCAGTACACGCCGTTTGACCATCAGAAAAAGACAGCAGCGTTTCTCACGTTAAATAAACGTGCGTTCTGTTTTAACGAACAGGGTACAGGCAAGACAGCTAGTGCTATATGGGCGGCTGACTACCTTATAAATCAAGGCAAGGTTAACCGTGTGTTGGTCATATGCCCTCTATCTATTATGGATAGCGCGTGGCGTAACGATATGTTTAGTTTTGCAATGCACCGCAGGGTAGACGTTGCTTATGGCTCCAAGTCTAAGCGCAAAGCAGTTATAGAAGGTGATGCCGAGTTTGTAGTAATAAACTACGCAGGTGTAGAACTTGTAGAAGATGCTATAGCCTCTGGCGGTTTTGATCTGATTATTGTGGATGAAGCTACGCATTACAAGAACGCACAGACTAAGCGTTGGAAAGCCCTTAACCGACTACTGCAAACTGATACGTGGTTGTGGTTAATGACGGGTACTCCTGCCGCACAGTCTCCAACAGATGCTTTTGGCCTAGCCAAGTTGGTGAACCCGCTAGGTGTTCCTAGGTTCTTTGGCGCGTTCCGCGATATGGTCATGTATAAAGCTACTATGTGGAAGTGGGCCGTAAGGGATACCGCAACCGACACAGTATTCAATGCGTTACAACCTGCTATACGTTTTACAAAAGAAGAGTGTCTGGACTTACCAGACATGGTGTACGTGAAACGTAAGGTGCAGCTAACAACGCAGCAAGAGTTTTACTATGAAGAACTCCGAAAGAAAATGATTACCAATGCAGCAGGTGAAGAGATATCCGCAGTGAACGCCGCCGTGCAAATGAGCAAGTTACTACAGATATCGGGTGGCGCGGTTTATACTGATGACAAGGAGACAGTTCAGTTTGATATCTCCAACAGGTACAGCGTCCTAAAAGAAGTAATAGCAGAGAGCAGCAAGAAAGTTTTGGTGTTTGTGCCGTTCAAACACACTATAGATTTGCTTACCGAAAAGCTACGGGCAGACAAGATATCCGCAGAGGTAATACGTGGAGACGTACCAGTACACAAACGTACTGAGATTTTTCAAAAGTTTCAAGCAGAAGATGACCCTAAGATTTTGGTTATCCAACCCGCCGCCGCTGCACATGGGGTGACACTGACCGCAGCAAACACAGTCGTGTGGTGGGGGCCGACACCTTCACTAGAAACCTACGCCCAAGCTAACGCAAGGGTTCACCGCGCAGGGCAAACTCATAAATGCACTGTGGTGCAGCTAGCAGGTTCTAGTGCCGAAAAACGTATATACAGTTTGTTGGATGCACGTATAAACATTCACACTAAAATAATTGATTTGTACAAAGATTTGCTTGACTAGACACACATTGTTAATATATACAACAGATCAATAATAAAAGACGGAGGATGCAATGACTGTAACTGTGGATAAGTTGACGAAAACGTATATAAAAATACGTGAGAAACGAGCCGAATTATCTAAAGAATTTAAGGAGCAGGACAGTACACTATCTGCTCAACTAGATAAGATTAAACAGGCTCTGCTATCTCACTGCAAGGAACACGCAGTGGATAGTGTTAGGACTTCCGAAGGATTATTTTACAGGTCTGTTAAGCAGCGGTATTGGACTAGCGATTGGGAAAGCATGAACGCTTTTATCATGGAGCATGACGTGCCGCACTTCTATGAGAAACGGCTTAACCAGACTAACGTAAAACAATTCTTGGAAGAAAACCCCGACCTCGTACCCAAAGGGTTGAACGTGGATTCGGAATACACCGTAGCTGTGAGGAAAAAATGACCCAAGATTTGAGTAAGATTGAAGATGTGGCAAAGCACTTCCAAGTGTCTGTGTCCACAGTACGGGCGTGGCTTAGACAGGGACGTATCCCTGACAGTACGTTCATTAAGGTAAACGAAATTTACAGGTTTAACATTTCTAAGCTGCAAGACGCATTGTTGGCCGAGAAGTATAATGATGGTGACGGGGAGCAGCTTGAAATGTTTACCCCCGAAGAAATGGGACCACAGTAATGTCGGAACGCTTTAGCCGTATTAGTACAGGGGGCAACGTATTTACGCTTCCTGATGGCGATACGGCTACATCACTTGATGCAGTCATAGTAAACGCAGCGGAAATATCTCGCGCGTATTATGAAGGTGTGTACGATAGTGATAACCCTACTGCACCTACTTGTTGGTCCTCAGACACAGATCGTCCTGATAAAGACGTACCTACTGAAGATGTGCAATCGGTACGGTGTATGGACTGCACTCAAAACATACGTGGTTCTGGTTCGGGTATGGGTAGGGCGTGTAGGTTCCATCAACGCATAGCGGTGTTACTAGAAGGTGAACTAGATAAAGCGTATCAGCTACAAGTGTCTGCTACATCTATATTTGGGAAACCCCAGAATGGTAATACTCCCCTTCAATCCTATGCAAAGCATTTAAGTAGCCACAACACGCGGTTTGCGTCTGTAGTCACTAACATCTACTTTGATGTAGATAGCCCTGTACCAAAGTTATTTTTTAGGCCGAAAAGGTCTTTAAACGTAGCCGAAATGCAGGACGTGGACGGTATGATTGACCATCCAGATACTTTAGAAGCGATAAACACGGCTATACTTTCTGCCCATATCAATTCTAAATCCCCGTTCTCAGACGAGAGCGGTCTTTAACTACCTTAAAATAAAAACCTAGGAGAACGACATGGCTGAAGCCAACTCTATGAGCCACATTATACGTGGTGTTATCGCGCAGTACCCCCGAGTTAACCGCACCTATCGGTATGACCCTACCGCAGGGGGACGGGGTAAGTCTGTGCCGTGCGATCCATCTGACGATGGCGCGAAGTACGAAACCAGTTTTCGCATGACTAAGGCACAAGCCGAGGAATTGTATAAAGCTATGGCTGCGGCTTACAAAGAGAAAAAGCAAGCTAAGTGGCCCACAAAAATACCTGCACCTGCGGAGGTATTCAGTAAGCAAGAAGACGGTACGTATATTGGTAAAGCCGTACTGAAGGGCGCGTATGGGGAACAGCCTACTACAAAGCCTTCTCAGTATGACGCCAAGAACAAAAAGCTAGACGATGATTTTATGCTTACTACAGGCAGCAAGATACATCTACAGGTTACGTTTGTTCCTTATAGTATGCGCGATCACGGTGTCTCTTTGCGCCTACGCGCCATACAAGTTATCGACCTCAAGCCTATGGAAGATTACTCTCCCTTTGGCGCGGAAGATGGGTTTTCCGTTGA